AAAATAGAAAGCATCCAATTTTCAAGTTTTTCTCTTATGTCTAGTCCAGCATCCATTCTCATAGTAACAGACCATGCATTACTATTAGGATATTGAACAGTTCCTGGTACATTGAATGATAATCCCATGTAAGGAACTGTTACATTATTAATAGTTTTACTAGGAAGTGTTGTTGATTCTATATATAGTAAATCATCTTTTGAAAAGAAGTTTGCTCCACCAAAAGCAATTACTCTAAAGAGATTTTGCCTGAAAAAATCTTTTCTAGCAGCTACTTCGTGAAAGTTTCTAATTCCTTGTTCGTTTAATATTGTTGCCATATAATTATTTATCCTTTAGTTTGAAAATTATCCAATTAAAGCATCTAAATCTACACCAGTTCTTGTTGCAACGAAGTCAGCCAATATAAATTCTGCTGTTCTTACAGGTTGAATATATACAGCTACTCTCAATTCGTTATTATCAATAGTGGCTGGTGTATTGTTTCTTTCATCACAGATAAGTCTATAATCATATAAACCTTCTCTTGTTTTAGCTCTTTCAAAAAGAGGAGTTAATCTTAAAAGAACTCTATTTCTTGTTGTTATAGTATTTGGTTCAAAAACAAATCTATTTAAGATACGAGTTGTTTCTTTTTCTAAATATAAGAATAGATTTCTTACATTTAGTCTATCAAATGCTGTTTGATAATTAATAAATGTTTTTTGACCATATACAACCATACCATCTCTTGGGAAGTTAACAACTGGATTGTATGAATTTCTATATAGAAGATCTCTTTGTCTTTGGTTTGGATTTATTGCTATGTCAGAAATTCCACTTAGTCTTCCATAATTAAATCCAGCAGGTGCTGTCCATGGTGCTCTCTTCTTAGCATTTAACATTACTTTTGCCATGAATCCAGAAGGAGGAAGCCATGAAAAGTCATCAGATGCTGCATCGTAACGTTTAACCCATGTAGCATAAACTGACATATAAGTTGATCTTCCAGTTTTAGCATATGTAATATTCAATGGTCTTAAGATATTATTAACGAAGTCAAAAGTTTTTGAATCTTGCATTTTAGAATTTCTTCCAGATACAAATATATATCTTAATGGATCTGATATGAATACGTGATTCTTTTTATCTTGAGCAAATGCTCTGAATTTTCTAATAACATCAGAATATCCATCTCTTACAACATCTGGATATTCATAATATTCTCTCCAGTTTTTTGGAATAACATATAAATTATCAATGTTTACATCCAATGTATCATCAAAATATGTATAATCTGGTCTAGCACAAACAGAAGCATTTATTGTTCCTAATCCGGCTTCACAAACTACATCAATATTATTATTTTCGTTTTGAGTTAATTCACATAATTGGAAACTTCTATCTAATTTTAGAATTAAATCACCGATAGTCTTGTTTGTGTTATCAAATGTTGTTTTTTGGTGAATACCAGTAGGCCATAATGCTTTTGCAGATTCAGCTATGCGTACATTTTTAGTTGGCATACCATATTCATCAACCCATGTTCCATTTTCAGAAATTTTGTTGTTTAACAACATTCTAAGTCTTGAGTTAGAATTATTTTCAATTTTGTTCTGAACACAGAAATTTACTAATCTTCCGCCTCTTGGATCGTTTTGTTTTCTTCTAGAATACAATGAACCAACATATGCTTCTGCTGTACTATAATCCAATGTTATACTGTCTTGTAAGTTTGCAGATGTGTTTAATTTGAATAAGAAAACTTTCAAACAATCATTAAATGCGTCTTGTGAAAAGTCATACGCAGGGAATCTAGCCATTCTTTCAGAAACACTTGCAAAGTTTATGCTTGAATATGATTCTGTTAATGTAAAGGCCATTCTTTCTTGTGGAATTGTTGTAAAGTTTTGTTTTACTAAAACATTTCCTAAAACATCAGTTCCAGTTTCGATTGATGAATTTACAGCATAAACAGTTTTTACTGCTTGGAAATCTGTATATGGTGTATCATCAGAATTGTCTGCTAGACCAATATAAAAACCTTCATACAAGTCATTATTTGTTAATTTATCATCATTTACGATGACAATACCAGCTTTAACAATATCTGAAATATTTGTTAAATTGAAATATTGATCTAAATTATTTGGTACAATAGCACTGCTAATAACAGATACATTGGTAGGTGTATTGTTTTTAGTAATAGCACTAATGCTTGCAATTGTGGTTGTTGGATTTGTTCCAAACTTAACCAAAAGTTCTCTCTCACCAGAGAATTCTAATTCAACTTTTTGTTTTAAAGCTGTCTGCAAGTTAGAATTAAAATAATTTGTTGCAGAACTTACATTAAGATCTTTTATTAAAATAATCTTTTCAACTCTACCAGCAGTATCGGCTACGATGGTTTCGTTTATAAGAGTTGAATCTGTTGTTGCATAACTAATTTTATTACCATCAACTTTTGTTACTTTAACAAGACTTAAATTGTAAGCACTTCTTCCAACTGATGTAACAGTAATAATATTGTTTACAACAATACCATGGTTCCAGCTTTTAAGTGTTAATGTAGCAACTTTATTAGAAATAGAACGATGTGTTGTTTCTATTTTTGTTGGTGGGGTTACAGTAAATCCAGCAGGAAGCGATCCACCGAAATAATAAGTAATTTCTGGCGAATAGTTACATTTATAGTATTTGACTAAATCAACCAATGTATTTTTTGCAGAAACTGCTGGTAGACTATATGTAAATGGAGTATCGCTTCCAACTTTGTCAGCATACATCTTTAAATCATAAGGAATTTTCTTTAAAGTTGTTAATGTATTATCAGTATCAGAAATAAGAGAACTTAATTCTTCTTGTGTAGTGATAATATCAGAAAAATCAACTTTAACATCAGCCCATACTGTAGGTGCTCCCTTATATACCAAGTCTGTGTTCTTTGACTGAACTACTTCGTCTATATATGTTTGTAATCTTGATTCAAATGCACGAATCAAATTAAATGATGTTAATGGTCTGGACAATGCAACTGCTTGACCAGGTAAAAAGACAGGACCATTATATATATCAGTAGTAAATTTAGAACTATCATACCAACTAGAAATAGTGTCAACATCAGTTACTCTTAAATCTTTACATATATCTATAAAAATACCTTTAACAATACTGTTATCTATATCAATAAATGAAGGAATACTTTGTACTGGAGCAATAGTATCTTTCCAGTCAACACTAGCTTTTCTAATGTATTTGTCATATTGTTGTTCACTTATTAAAAATGAAGATGGAGGTAAAACATAAAAAGATTCTGCTGTTTGAAAGTTTTCACCATGACCCAAAACAGGAAAAAGCAATACACTATAATAATTTTGAACACTTTGACCACCACCACCTTCACCGTATGGTAATCTAGAAACATAAACATCAGAACCAGTTTGTGCTACCTGATCAACTGTATGGAAAAGATATCTTTCTGCTGGTGTTTCTGGTAAACCATAAATAGATTCAAATTGTCTTGTACTTGTAATTTTAACCAATTGGTCTGTTGGTCCATATGGTGTAAATCCAGTTACTAATGCTCCTGGTCTAATAGGAGCTTGTGTAGTTGGTCTTCTTGTTAAATCTGTTTCTGTTATTTGAACTCCAGGTGATTGGATTCTTCTAGGTGATTGTATTATTTTTGCCATATGTTATAAAAATATTTATCTTTTATAGATACCAATTTACTTGTTTACTTTAAAAAATAAGTAAATATAAAAAAATGAATACATATAATGATCTCTGTAATAAAATTCTAAATGAATATCAAATAGAACAAACACCTAATCAACCTAAAAATCCTATTATAGATAATTTAATGAATTATCTTAAAAAAACTGGAATTGATACATCAAGTATAAATCCAACAGATGTGGAAACAATATTAAATAATAAACAAGAACAAGAAGAAGTTGATAATGTAGAAAATACACAACAACCAGTTCAAAATATACCAAATAATAATGTAAAACCAAATATTATAAGTAACATTCCTAATAATTTAACACCCGTCCAAAATAAAAATATACAAAAAAACAATATAGTAAGATAAATAAATTATATGTTACCGGAAAATTTTGATAATCTAGTTTCTTCTATATTAGAAGAATCAAAATGTACAGGACCAACTAAAAAAACATCATCAACATCCAAAGGAAAGAAATGGATGAAATGTGTTAAAAACCCAAATGGTAAAGGATATAAAAGAGTTCATTGGGGACAAAAAGGTGTTCGTGTTACAGGAAAATCTGGAAATACAAAAAGAAAAAAATCGTTCAGAGCAAGACACAAATGTTCATCGGCCAAACCAGGAACTGCCAGATACCAAGCATGTAAGGATTGGTAATAAAAACTTTTAATGAAATCAAAAAAAAGTAAGCAGAGGGAAAATAGTTCATTTGAACATTTTCAAGAACAAATACAGCCTATAGATAATTCTCCTTATGTTTTTCAAAGAGAAAAAATAAACTTTGATTTAGCAATCAAAGAATTACCTTGGACAGAAAAACAAAAAGAAATTATAAACAATTTTTTAGATAAAAAAACAAAAGTTTTATTATTAAAAGGACCAGCAGGAACATCAAAAACAATTTTAGCGATGTATTGTGGTCTTACTCTTTTAAACAAAAGAAGAGTTTCTGATTTAGTTCTTGTAAGATCCGCAGTAGAATCATCTGATTCTAAATTGGGATTTTTACCTGGTGATATTATGGAAAAATTCAATGTATATTTGACACCTTTTCATGATAAATTTTCCGAACTTTTAAGTAAACCAAATATAGATAGACTTCAAAAAGATAATAGATTAACAATTTGTCCAATAAATTTTGCTAGAGGTTTACATTTTTCTGCAAAATTTGTTTGTGCTGATGAAGTTCAAAATTTCTCTACTAAAGAATTACAAACAATCATGAGTAGAATTGGTGAATTCTCTAAAGTATTTTTATGCGGAGATCCAGAACAGAGTGATTTACCTCAAGGTAAATCTGGTTTTAGTAGAGTTTATGATTTATTTAATAACGAAGAATCCAAAGAACAAGGTATAATTTGTATGGAATTAACCGAAGCTGATATTGTAAGATCAGAACTTTGTAAGTTTATAACACATAAATTTAAAGAAATAAGATTGTAAAATACAAAAAAAATTAGAAAAACATATATAAACAAGTAAGTAAAATATACA